TACTTTGACCGCAGGCAGTATAACAAATTTTTCAGGGTCAGGTACCGCTTATACCGCAACTTATGTTCCACCAACACTGAGTATGGGTACGTCAACAATTGTAGTTAATCAAGGAACATTTAGTGATAGTTCTGGATTAGCAAATCTACAATCCAACATATTAAATATCAACTATCAAACTTATAATGAAATTTCGTTAGGAGTTCAAACTGTAATAGCACTACCTATTTCTGGTGGCAATAACGGACAGGCCACAGCTCTTGTAACTAATGGAAGCGGACAGTATACAGTGACCTGGACTTTAGAAAGTACTGGCGCTGTACTGGGTACCGGCATGAATTTAACTGGGTTAAGCAATTTTACAGACTATAGAGTTACTGCTGTAGACAATATAACCGGCAACACTGACCATATAGTTTTCCAATTAGGTGATAATTCTTTTTACTATGCATTTGATTGGTTGGTAATACGGTATCAGTTTACTGATGGTCGAGATCTTGACACTAGAACCAGACCCACAAGCCCAGTAGACAGTGGTAGTGCTATGGGCTGGGGACAATTAGGACGCTTCCCTGCCACTGGCCCTTCTGTATGGACCTGGGGCGGTGATAATTTAGGCCAAGGGTTTGAAAGTGTGTTATTAGATTTAAACGCATTTAGAACTGCTTATCCCGGGGTAACCAGTCTAAGGGCAACACTAAGTACCATGTGGTATGGTTCACAAGGTTATAATCCTATCGTGATCGGCTGTAGTTTATATCAAGGGGGCACACCAAGTTTAAGCAGTTATCTATGGACAATTAATAATCCAACGAATTTCTTCAATGTCGACAGTGTTGCTCGACCTTGTACTCTCTACAGCAATAACCCTAGCGATCCAGGTCAGGCCATGGCAAGATTTAGATACGATTTGACTACCACATTGGGTACGTTCCAAATTGAACTAACTCCAGTTTGATTTGACAAAATCTTGACAAACTGCCCAAATTGCGGTATACTAAATACTTTTCACTAATACAAAACCACTATATATCAAATGCAAAAATTATTAATCTACATAGACAACTGCTGCACAGTGAAAGTAAATAATCAACAACTTGATCAATTCTCATATCAAGCAGGCTAGCTGAACAAATCAAACAAGACTAAAATTACTTGAATATTTTCAAGTGGGCTTTCTGTACCTTAAAAACTCGAAGGATAATTAAAAATGGTAAAAATTGACGTAACGCGGGATCAACTATTTTCTGAACAGGGACTTGACCTAGTAAACAAGTACTATTCAGATGGTAAAGAAGGGGTACAACGAGCAATAGCACGAGCAGCAACAGCATTCAGTTACGGTGACGCAGAACTAGCACAATTCATTTATGATGCAGCAAGCCAACATCATTTTTTCTATTCTAGTCCTATACTCAGCAATGCACCCGACGGTGAATGGGATCCTGCAGTCAATTACACAGATCCTGAGTTTTGGAAGCCTAGTAATGGCGAAGCACGTCGACGTGCATGGCTAGGCACAAAGCCCAAAGCACTGCCTATCAGTTGCTTTTTGGGCTATGTTGAAGACACTATCTCTGGCCAAATTGCCAGCAGCAGCGAGCTAGCACTGTTAAGTGTCGCTGGCGGTGGAACTGCACTACACAATGGTATTCGTGCAGTAAGTGAAAAAGCGCCTGGCCCTATCCCTTATATTAAGACTATTGACGGGATCATGGGCTATTATCGTCAAGGCAAGACTCGTCGTGGCAGTTGTGCTGTGTATATGGACATCAACCATCCCGACATATTAGAATTTATTAAAATGCGTACACCGTCAGGTGGTGACACCGCTCGCAAGATCACCAATCGCAAAGGTGTACACAATGCAGTTAACATCACACAGGAGTTTGTTGATGCAGTGAACACAGGTGCGCTGTTTGAACTAAAATGCCCCCACAGTGGGGAAGTGCGTGACGCTGTTCCTGCTCGTGAACTATGGGAAACTATCCTAGAAACACGCGAACTAACTGGCGAGCCCTACATTTGGCTCAAGGACAATGCCAATGCTGCACTACCAGCTGCACAGCGTGAACTAGGGCTAGTTAATCGTGGTAGCAATCTCTGCAGTGAAATTAGTTTGCCTACTAGTGCCGAGCGTACTGCTGTGTGCTGTTTGAGTAGTGTTAACTTGGACCGGTACGAAGAATGGAAAAACACTGGATTAGTAGCAAAACTAACAAGATTCCTTGACAATGTTATTCAATGGTTTATTGACTGGAGCCCTGAAGAACTACATAAAACACGTTTCAGTGCTGCTCGTGAGCGCGCCATTGGCATTGGTGCTATGGGCTGGCATAACTTTTTAATGAGCAAAAACATTCCTTTTGAGGGCGGTGGATTTGACAGTGCTACACAATGGAATCACAAGATCTTTTCTGGTATGCAAAAGGAAGCTGTAACTGAAAGTCTGCGTTTAGGAGCAGAGCGTGGCGAAGCCCCTGACATGGTGGGCACAGGACGTCGCAATAGTCATCTTTTTGCCATTGCTCCCAATGCCAACAGTTCTATCCTGTGCAACACTACTCCTAGTATTGAGCCCATGGCCAGCAACGCTTATACACAAAAAACACGCAATGGCATCTTTCAAGTTCGTAACCGTTACTTAGTACCCGTGTTGGAAAAATACGGCACAAACACGCCGGAAACTTGGAAAAACATTGAGAAAAACAATGGTTCTGTGCAGCATTTGGCTGAATTAAACGCCAAAGAAAAGGAAGTGTTCAAAACTGCGTGGGAAATTGATCAGCATTGGCTAGTGGAACATGCTGAAGCACGACAGCAGTATATTTGCCAAAGCCAAAGTTTAAACTTGTTTTTCCTACCCGGAACCGAACGTGCCTACATCAACAGTGTGCATTTGAAAGCCATTCGCAGCAGTACCTTAAAGAGCTTGTACTACTTTAAAACCGGTGCCAAAGTAGCTGCTGACACTGTTAAAGCCATGCAGCGAGTTAAACTAGAAGATTGGAAGGAAGCTACAGAGAGTGAAACTTGTGTGGCTTGTGAAGGTTAAAAAAGGAGATTACCATGTCACTATTAGAAACCAGTAAAACTTATGTGCCCGCATACCCTGAGTTTGTAGAGATCACACGCTTACACGAGGAACTGCATTGGCACGAGGGCGAGGCCAAACTGCAGGAGGATGTCGAGCAGTGGAAAACCGGCAAGATCACCGAGCAAGAAAAATACTTTATCAACAGCATTCTACGCTTGTTTGTTCAAAGCGATGTGGCAGTGGGCGGTGACTACTACGACAATCTCATCCCGGTGTTTAAAAATAATGAAGTGCGTAACATGTTGGGCAGTTTTGCTGGGCGTGAAGGTGTGCATCAACGTGCTTATGCCTTGCTCAGCGACACACTGGGTTTTGGAGACAACTTTTATCAAGAGTTCCTCGAGTACGAAGACATGAAGGAAAAATACGAGTACATGATGGACATGAACAATCGCAGCTACAGAGAAATTGGCATCAGTTTGGCCAAGCAGGTGCTGATTGAAGGTGTGTGCTTGTTTGCTAGTTTTGCTATGTTGCTGAACTTTCAGCGCTTTGGCAAAATGGCCGGCATGAGCGACATCAACTTGTGGAGCATTCGTGATGAAAGTGTACATGTACAGGGAATTGCGCTACTGTTTAGAAAGTTTCTAGCTGAACATCCACGTGTGGTCAACAATGAATTTAAGAGCGAGATTTATCTTACAGCAGCTCGAGTAGTTGAGCTAGAAGACAAATTTATTGATCGTGCGTTTGAAATGGGTGGTGTACAAGGTATTACCAAAGAGGAAGTCAAACAGTACATTCGTGCAGTGTGCGACTACCGCATGACACAACTTGGTTTCAAAACTCAGTTTGATGTTGAAAATCCTTTTGAATGGTTGGATTGGTTAACCAGCAGTAATGCCATTGAAAACTTTTTTGAGACCAACACCGTGGGCTACAGCAAAAATGCCATGGTAGGCCACTACGCAGAAGCCTATTGACACGCCGTTGATATGCTAGTATAATAGTCACTTTAATAAGGTTAAATATTATGTTACTCAAACAAGATTATACTGAGGGTAATATTGTTAGTTTCAAACTAGTCAACGGAGATGAGATTCTAGCTCGAGTTTTGAATTCTAACAGTGATTCCTGGACAATTACCAAACCACTAACTGTGGTACCTAGCGAAAAAGGGCTCGGGCTTGTTCAGTCTATGCTTACCATGTCCTTAGATGATTCTGTAGAGCTGCAACGGTCCTCTGTTGCAATGCATACCCTAACAGTTGCAGAATTAGGTGATCATTATATTTTAACCACCACAGGAATTCAGCCAGTTACACGGGGGAGTATCATAACTGGAGCATAATTTTGAAGAAAATTATTGTATTATCTTTATGGGCGATGCTGACTGGCTCGCTGTGTTACGGAATCAATTATTATCACGAGCAAAAGGCAGAACGAACAGCAAAGGAATTTGCCGAGCAATATCGAGAAGTTCGTTACATTGCTGATGATGGAAAAACAGTAGCTCGCGTTGTTAATCAGCGCGAGCTGACTTGTTTAGCTGAAAACATTTATCACGAAGCTGCTGGAGAAACACTAGCAGGTAAAATGGCTGTGGGCTTGGTTACGCTAAATCGAGTACGCAGTGGTCGTTTTGCACATACCGTTTGTGGTGTAGTTAATCAACGAGTTGGTGGCAGTTGCCAATTTAGTTGGCGTTGTGAACCTGCATTAAAAACACGCAACAATCAACAATGGCGCGATAGTTGGAACATAGCAACTTATCTAATGACAAATACAGCATTTGACATTACCTCTGGGGCTACTTATTTTCATAATCAGTCAGTCAAGCCCAATTGGAAGAATTTGAATAAAACTGGTAGAATTGATAACCATACGTTTTATTCTAGACCAAAAGAACGAAAGCTTCAACGAGATATACAAGTGGCTGCTAAACTTTAAGTTAAATACTAATGTAACCCAACTATAAGGAGTCGTTATTATGACAAGTTTTGAAGAAAACGTGAGTGATATTTACGAAAAAGAAATAACTGATACCGACTTTGGGTTTATTATTGACAGTTCAGGGGAATTAAAAACAGTATTTTTCCCTGAAGACTATTCAGGCTTCATGCCGGCTAAGATCAAAGAAGTCTTACACCTAATGGGTGTAGATGACCCTGAAA